CTCCATCCATATCCGCGCCTCCTTTCTAAGTTTCTAAGAATTTATCTGTATAATATTCTATTATTCTCAGAATGTCAATACTTTTTTCTAATATTCTTAGAATTCTTATTGACACGTTAAAAACATAATGATATATTCAAGATACCAAGAAGAAACGAAGGGATTATTTATGAAAAGTTCTATCGGTGAAACATTAAAAAAATGCAGGCTTAACGCAGGGAAATCTGTAAAAGAAATTTCTGATTTATTAATATCTAAAGGTTTCAAAGCATCTGAAAAAACAATCTACAGCTGGGAAAGTGGTAATAGCCAACCTAGTCCTGACGCGTTTTTAATTATGTGCAAAGCTTATAATCTTTCAGATATATTAAGAACTTTCGGATATACGAATACTTCAGTTTCCGACGTTAAACCTGTCTCAACTAATAATCATGAATTTATAAAAAAATACCGTGAGCTTGACACCCACGGTAAAGATATGGTTGATACTGTTCTTCAGAAAGAATATGAGCACATTATTGAATTGCGTGATTTTGCTCCGCAATCTAAATATATAGGTAAAGATCCCGATAACATTGTCACTGTTGATCTCACACCTCTCGCTGCTCATACTCGTACAGATGTAGAACAAACTCCTGAAGGTGTTCAGCATGATCTGGATATTATGAACGATGATTCTCAATGGGAATAGAAAGGGGAAATGCAAATGCCAGAATTAAGTAGATTTGAGGGAATGGTTATTAAAATGTTATTTAATGACACTGTCCAGCATAATAAGCCGCATGTCCATGTTACTTACGGTGAATACAGAGCTTCTGTTGGTATTGACGGTGAACTGCTTGCTGGATCGCTTCCGCAAAAACAGTTTAAAATGCTGGTCGGTTGGCTTGCTCTGCACGAAGATGAAGCTTATGCAGCTTGGAACAAAGCTGTCAGAGGCGAACACTTTGATAAGATTAAGCCTTTACAGTAAGGAGGAATTCTTTATGTTTATTTCAAATGGAATTGTTTACGCTAGTGAACGCCCGGAAAATGTACAGATTATTGCAGTAAAGCCATTGGATGATATGATGATGCTTCTCACTTTTTCAACTGGTGAGCAGAGACTTTTTGATGCTTCAGTATTAAACGGCCCCGCTTTCGCTCCATTAACTGATGAAAAAATATTCAAAGACTGCAAAATCGTAGATGGAGTTGTCACCTGGATGGACGAAGATATTGACTGTGCTCCTGAGTATATGTACGAGCATAGTTATGCGTATCCGTCTTTAAAATCCGTAATTTGAATTAAAAGGACTGATTTATTTGACCTACGAACAACTTTTAACTACTGCCGATCAGGCCGGTCTTACGGTAAAAGAACGTCCACTTCAAAAGCATGATGGGCTGATCCGCGGCAATCGTATCGCTATTCGAAAAAGTATTGACACTCAGGCAGAAAAATCCTGCGTGCTGGCTGAAGAACTTGGTCACCACTACACCACCACCGGAAACATCCTGGAACAGTCAACTGATGTAATGAACCGAAAGCAGGAATACCGCGCTAGGCTTTACGGCTACAATCTCCGTGTTGGCCTGATCGGGATCATTAAGGCTTACGAAGCCCGCTGTCGGAATCTTCATGAGATGGCTGAGTATCTGGATGTACCGGAGGATTATCTCATTGAAGTGATCGACTGCTACCGTTCCAAATATGGGCAGTATGTTGCTGTGGATAATTATATGATCTATTTTGTTCCCCAGCTGGCCGTGATGAGAATTGATGTTTTATAATAAATGCATAATGATGGCATAGAGTAATAACCAAGTAGCAAAGGTCGGAAAGGCTCCCGACACACTCGCAAGAGTACCTGAGATGCTGGATACGCCGCCCAGCTTGTGATTCAGTTTAAAGTTCGAGGGTGTTTCCATTTTGGAAGCACCTTTTTGTTTTCTTAAAAACGCAAAATATGTTTACTGATTTGTTATGAATCATTATCCAAGGATAGAACAGGCAGCTATCACGCCCTAGTGGTCTTAAAGAGATACCGGAGTGTCACCCGGTTGGGTAATGTTTAATTTCAAAATAAAAACCGCCCCTGCGCCAACAGAGACGGTCTACATATCCGAAGATATGCAATCTGAAGCCAAGAATATTGTATCATCTTCGGAGCAGTCGCGCAAGCGGAACGTAAGTTCGCACGTTGACTGTTATTTTTGTACCTTTTTTTCAATACAATTACATAGGAGTGTGATACAATGTCTTATTTTATCTACGCACGAAAGTCAAGAAAAGACGCCGAACTGGAAGCGCTAGGGATTGATGTTCTGGAACGCCACATTACTACCCTGTTAGAGCTGGCGAAGACACTCTCTCTTCCGATCGGTGCAATTTACAGAGAAGTTGTGTCTGGAGACAGTATTGATACCCGTCCAGTCATGACGCAAGTCCTATCCGAGGTAGAAGCCTGTATGTGGGATGGTGCCCTCGTAATGGACGTAGATCGTCTGGCCAGAGGTGATACGATCGATCAGGGACGTGTGCAGCGTGCATTTTTTTATTCCAACACCCGGATTGTAACACCAAGTAAAACCTACGATCCTGCAAATGAGTATGACAATGAATACTTTGAGTTCAGTTTATTTATGAGCCGCCGGGAGTACGCCACGATCAAGCGCCGGATGCAGCGCGGCAGGGAGCGTTCCAGTTCTGATGGTTATTATGTTGGCAATGTTGCCCCTTATGGATGGGAGCGTGTCATTGCACCGGATGGAAAACACTATTCTCTTACTCCCAGCCAAACAGAGGCGCCGGTTCTTGATCTAATGTATGATCTGTGTGGAAATAAACAGTATGGATATCAGAAAGCCTGCACTTACATGACCAACATGGGGATTCTTGCAAGGAGTGGAAAGCCATTCTCCCCCTCCACCCTCAAGGGTATTATCTCAAATCCGGCCAACATCGGAAAAGTCCGCTGGGGATATCGCAAAACGGTCAGAGCCGTAAAGGATGGTCGTGTGGTAAAATCCCGACCAAACGCCACGGATTACATTCTCGCTGATGCAGCATGGGCGCCACGCATCAGCACAGACCTATTCAAACGTGCGAATCAGCCAAAAGGCTGTTTTTCCTCTCCGGTCAGAAATGACAGACCGATTCAGAATCTATTTGCCGGTTTGGTTCGCTGCTCTCAATGTGGCCGACTTATGGTCCGCAAAAAAGCGCAGACAAAAACGCCTTATGATGTGCTGATCTGCCAGTATACCGAATGTTCCACCGTCGGGATCCGAATCGATGAACTGGAAGAGGCTCTGCTTGAATGGCTGAAAGACTACATCGTTAAGTATGAATTTACCGACACTCATGAGGAAGACGCTGCTGCCATTGCTGCAAAAGAAATGATCGTCACGAATTTTGAAACAGAGCATCAGACTCTTTTAAAACAGCGAGAATCCTTATTCGATTTTTTAGAGCAGGGAATTTACACGAAAGAAATTTTCCTTGAACGGTCCAATGCTCTGGAACAACGGATCAGAGACTGCATGAACAATATCACTGCTGCCCAGGAAGATTTACATACTACGATTGCGAGGCAGGCAAATCGAAAGAATTTTGTCCCGAAGTGCAAGAACTTGTTAAGCGAATGGAACTCCCTGACTATCCCGGAAAAGAACAGCGCTTTAAGGAAACTGATCGACCGGATTGTACTGACCAAAACAAAACGGAATAAAAAGAACCAGAAAAACTCTGAATTTATGATTGATGTGTACCCGAAAGTACCGAAATAA